TTGCAAGAGCACTGGTGAATCGTCCGGAAATTATATTTGCAGATGAGCCGACAGGCGGTGCAAAGTTAGTACGAAGATGATCATAAAAAATGAATGTCCATGCTTCCATCTTCGTATACCAGCACTGATTCAACAAAAGACTTCCAGAAGACGTTCTTTTCCTGATTGCTGAATGTGCCGTATACAGCTTCCCAGTTTTCGTTCAGCAGCTTGCGGACGCTGTCGAGATTGCGGACAGGGGCAGCAGGACACTTCTGAAGTTCTTCGATCTGCTTTTTGAATTTATCGTATTCACTTCTATATGCGTTTTTATCAATTAAGTCATCCATAAACAAATCATACAGCTTCTTGATCTTGCGTTCGATCTTCGATATTTCTTCAACAGGATTCTTCCGCACTGCGCTGGCAGCAGTCACTTCATACTTCGCAACATAGTCGGACAAAGCTGGTCTGATATGGTTCAGCATGTATTCTTCAACATATTCTTCACGATAAGACCGCCCACGATCACACAGCTTCGATTGCGCCCTGAAGTTGCAACGATAGCTTTTATATGCTTTTTCTGTGCCGTCTGCCATTTTCCTATATGTAACAGTGCCAGTCATAATGTGATTGCAGGAAGAACAGATCAGAAGACCTGAAAAAATATAGAATTGCTGTGTGTGCCTGATCCGAACATTCCTGATCGCAAGATTCTGGATGCGGTCGAAGCGTTCAGGGCTGATTGTAGCAGGACAGAAGTCAGGATCATTGCGATATTGACCTTTAAAGATCGGATTCTTCAGATACCTTGCTACTGTATCATAACAGACGCGAATGTTGTACTTGTCCTGAAGAAAAAGCTGTGTGTCACGCTTACTGCATGTTGCTTCAAAGTGATCGAACATATCCAGTGCAAAGCAGTTCCATTCAGGATCAATGATGACATGCTTTTCTGCATCCAGCTTCAGACCGCGCGGAAGGCTGCCTGACAAATATGTTTTGTTCTTCAGCTTATAAGCGAACACATCTTTGATTCGGTCGGAATCGCGGTCACATTCGTCCTGTGCAACTGATAGACGGATATTGATGTGCAACCTTCCGTTCGTTGTTGTGGTATCATAGTTTTCTGTGACTGCTTTCCACTGTACGCCATTGGCTTCCAGAATTTCTTGTATTTTGTGATAGTCGCCGATGTTACGAAACCAGCGGTCAAGTTTTGTGAAGATGATCAGATCGAAGTCGTGAGCCTTCACACCATCCAGCAGCCTGACAAACTCTTTTCTTTTTGTGAATTTCTTCCTTGCTGTCAGGGCTTCGTCAATGAATGTGTCTACAAGCACCATTTTGTTGACCTTGACAAAATCGTCAAGAAGTTCGTTCTGTGCATCCAGCGTGTCGCCATGAAGCACCTGATCATCGTGAGAACAACGGATATATTTTGCAACACGAAGCCCGAAAAGTTGTGGGTTTGGAGTAAAAAAAGACATATAAAAACCTTCTTTCTGGTAGCGAAAGAAGGCTTGATATGATAGAATGTAAAAGGACATAATATCATCGTGGGCGGTCTTCCGCGATATATTTTGTTTAACATTTTGCAAGGGAAGTCGCTGGTCACGGCTTCCTTTTTTATTTGTATAGAGTGCCTGAAGCGTGTACATAATCAAAACTAGGAGGATGACGCAATGGAAATCCTAACGTGGCAGGCACGAACAGACAGACACTTGACTTTGAAGCAGCTGGAAGCCCTGACAGGAATCAGCAAGTCAACGCTGAACACGATTGAAAACGGCATCACATCGCCAACACTGCGCCAGCTTGAAGCGATAGCAGCTGCGCTTGATGTCAAGATCACTGATCTGTTTGATTCTGAATATAAATGATAAACTGTGCGCCGACAATGCTTCTGACGCTTATTTCCTGATATATGGAAATAACTGGAAGCGGTCTTTTATTCCAATAATTTCCATGATACAATCCCGACATGAGAAGGGAGGGAAGCCGATGATCCGAAAGAGAATCAACACGCTTCTGAATAAGTTGTCGGATGCACAGCTGAAGCGCATATATAAATACATAAAGTATGTATACATACACGGATAAAGTAAAAGGAAGTAGGACTGGTCAGGTCACTGCTTCCTTTTGTTTTGCTTAAATTCTTTATATGCTTTATGACGCTTGAAACCAAAATATAAAAGCGGCGCAGCAATCACAATACACACAGGATTGAAAGCAACGAAGAAACCTAACAGCATAAAAACACCGAAGCCGATCAGAATATTTCCACTTTTAGGAATTGGAACAACTTCAACAGGCTTTTGATCTTCATGCTTAATAATATTATCAACCGAACGATAAACGCCAGTTGCATACACAGGAACTTCAGGAACATCGCCGAAGATTTTATAAAAGCAGAATAGCGTTGCTTTTGCATCATCAAGAGCATTGTGCCAGCTGTCTTCGCTATATGAATAATATTCTGCGCATGTCTTCAGCTTTTGCCATTTATATTCGTTATAACGTTTTTGTCCATAAATTTCAGCAAATGCAAGCATTACATCAACGACAATAGAATTTTCTTTTGCATGATATTCAATGCCAGAATTAAATATAAAAGGCAAATCGAAGCCGTGAATGTTATAACCGACAATCATGTCTGCATTTTCTAAAATGTGTTGAATAGTATACGCATAATATAAAAGCGGCTTGCAGTCTTTTACCATTGAAGGACTTATGTGGTTTACTTTTTCAGCATCAGTCCAGCGTTCGTGACGAACAGGCTTCACATATTCGCTGAAAAGGATTGCACCAGAGCCGTCAATAATAGAAAGCTGAAGAATTTCATCGTCATAGAGATTCAGTCCCGTTGTTTCTGCATCAAGACAAATAATGTTCAATAGATCACTTCCTTTATTCAGTTTTATCCCAACCAACCTTCTTGACTAGCTGCTTCATATATTCTTTGATTCGCTCACGGCTTCCAGCTGGTAAAGACACATACATTTCAACAAGTGCCTTGTCAAAATCGTTCAAATCATACTGCGCGCACAATTCATCAACGATTGTCTGCGGAAGATCGTCAAACATTTCCCCTTCGCCATACATTAAATAATCATAATTCACATTGTATTCGCGACAGATTGACTTCGCCATCTGATCACTTAATGCAACGCGATCCTTTTCTATTTTAGAAATAGAAGATTTTTGAACACCTAACTTTTCCCCGAATTTTTCAAGTGTCAAGTCTAGTGTTTTGCGAATCTGATTAACACGTTCGCCTTGTGTCATATTCATTCCACCTTTCTTGATAGTTGTTTTCTGATTGTAGAATAGCACGTCAGAATGCAAAGGTCAATAAAAAAGTTGAATTAAGACACAAATAATAGTTGACAGAGTGTCTTGAAGATGCTATTATGTGTCTGTAAGATACAAAAGCAAGCAGGAAGGACACGGATGAAGCGAGAGGGCGGCACGCAAGTGACATGGCGGTCAGGCTGTAGGATAACAGACAGAGCGTGTGCAGAATAAACATGATCCGTCAAAGTAGTTGAAGAAAGCAGGAACATCAGGGCAAGAAAGCACAGTGTACCGCACTATTTGAAGAAAGCGGACAGGTTGAGCCAAACAACACTTTACCCCTAAAACAAGAAGATGTTAAGCGGAAGAATCAATCGCGCGAGATGACACAGCACTTTTGTTTCTTACACAAAAAAGGACAAGAAGGGAGCAGAAAACATGAACATGATCGCGACAGTAGCAACAAAGGAAAAAGCGTGGCAGCTTGCAGACAAACTTTTCCTAACAGATTACAGCAGAAACGAACCTGACAGCCTTCGCGCTGGCTATCCAATATTTAACACAACATCAACAGACAGCAAATACAAAGGCTTCCACATATCAGACCTGAACGCAGCACTTGAATTGAATATGGGAGCAGAAACAATCAGGATCAATATTTCAGAATATGAAACAAAGCCAGCACTTGAAAAAGCGGACAAAACAGTGGATCGAGAAGCAGAGATCAAGGACAACTTCGACAAGCTGCTTCAGTATGTGAGCGACAAAAGAAAGTCAGCAGAACTTCACGAAAGACAGAAATACAACTATTACTGTGACAGACAGGCTGGTTGCTGGAACTGGACGAAGGAACAGGATGAAGCATATCAGAAGGAATGGGACGACATCATCATTCAGATGCACGCATTGAAAGACCTTGAAAACGCGATGAACCTTGCAAGAACCAAAGGGATCATATAAACATCACAGAACGAAGGGAGGAAACAACATGGCAGCAGTTACAAACGAAAAGAAAAACCTGAACAGCCAGACTGAAGATGTCAGCGAATTTATTATGCTGCTGAAGCAGATGTCTGACAGCGACAGAATGGTCATCAAAGGGATGATGATGTGGGCGGCAGGAGAAAACAGACCAGTGAAAACAGCCTAAAAGGGCATAGGATGTCCCCGACAGAAATGTCGGGGAGTAAATGAAAGGGTACAACATGAACACAAAAGGAAAGATTGATTTTACAAAGACAGACAACATTCAGTTTATTGAAGAAGTAGCCAGCGAGATCAGCAAGGAAGACAAGAACTGGCAGTGGGAAGCAAGAGAGATAAAACAGCATAGCTTGTTGCTGTGGTGGGAATATCTGGAAGACGAAAAACAGGAAGGCTTCAGGATTGAATATGACGAAGCTGAAGAAGTATTCAGCGTATATGACGAATGGGACAACGACATCACATATGAACTGGAAGACACACTTGACCTGAAAAGTACGATGCGAAGTGTGTTCTGGTATGCATCAAGCAGATATTAAGAAGGGCGGTGCAGCAGTATGACAAAACAGAATTTATTCACAGAAGAAGAACTGGCAAAGGTTACGGATGAAGCAGAAAGAAAGCACCTGATCGAGTGCGCGCAGGATCAGTCAAAGATTGATATGAAGTACATGGAGATTATGAGCAAATATGACTTGTGGGAAAAAGGGAAGCGCAGCAGATACTTCCACGCAACAACACATGAAAATGCAAAAAAGATCATGCAGGACGGAGTGATCCGAAAAGGAATGGACGGCGGCGTGTATATCTGCAAACAGCCACTTGAAGCAGCGCGATTTGTTGCGATCCGCGGACATGAAACAGGAACGATCTTTGAAGTCGAACTGGAAGAAAGGAAGATTGTGGAAGCACACGATCACAACGAAGCCTTCTTCGGTTGCAAAGCGTATATGTACATGGATGACATACCGACAGCAAAGATTGTGAAAATGTCAAGATATTCAACGAAGGAAGATTGACTGTAAAGCCGAAACAGGGCGCAAGCCCTGTCGATGAAGGACGGCAACCTTCATCCTGACGATGGCAAGCTGAAAGCCAGTCGGATGAATACTGTGAAAACATAGCGGCGTGTGTGTACTGCCAGAATTACACATGGATGGTCAACAGGTTTTAGGGATGTTTTTAATGAGAAAACAAACGACACAGCATAATACATGACCAGAAGGGGGAATGCTGAAAAAATTATTTTGGACTTTGCGAAAGCAGTATGTGAAGGAGAATGAACGATGATTGACGAAAAGAAAATCGAATTGATGAAGAAGCTGCAAAGACTTGCGGAACGTGGAGTGGGCGGAGAAAAAGAAGGCGCACAGAAGAAATTGCAGCAGCTTATGAAAAAATACAACATTGAAGAAAGCGATCTGTCAGATGACAAGCTGGAAGACCATGAATGGAAATATCACAACGACTTTGAATTGCGCTTGCTGAAACAGACAATATACAAAGTGCTAGGAAAAGACGGATTGAATCAGATGTATCACTACAGATCAGGAAAAGGAAAGAAAACCATTCAGGGCGTACAGTGTACAAAAGCACAGGCAATTCAGATCGGGATTGAATATGAATTTTACTGTGAAACATGGAAAGAAGAACACGACTTCTTCTTCAAGTGCTTCGTACAGAAACACAAGATTTTCCCAACCAAAGAAGAAATGATAATAAGACCACAAGACGATGTTGAAATGTCTGACGAAGATGCGATGCGGATGCAGATGGCTATGTCAGCAATGAAAGACAAGAGCATGACACAGAGAATTGAGGGGTAAAAGATGATAGCAACAGAAGAAAAACCAGTGCAAATACTGGAATTGTTTGGAGGAATAGGAAGCCCACGATGTGCCTTGCGCAATCTGGGAATACCGACAAAGGCGATTGATTATGTTGAAATAGATGAAAAAGCAGTCAGATCATACAACAATATGTTTTCTGAAGAATTGCCATATAAAACACAGTCGGTTGTCGGCTGGAACTTAAAGCCAGACATTCTGATTCACGGAAGCCCTTGTCAGGACTTCAGCATCGCTGGACATCAGCGCGGAGCAGATGAAGGCAGCGAAACAAGATCATCTTTGATGTGGGAAACAATTCACATTATTGAACAGATGGGGCAATGGAAGCCACAATATATCATCTGGGAAAACGTGAAGAATGTGAAAAGCAAGCACATGATCGCGAACTTTGTCAGGTATCAGAAAGAACTTGAACAGATGGGATATACAAACAATTATGAAGTACTGGATGCGCGAGAATTTGGACTTCCGCAGGCAAGGGAAAGAGTTTTCACAATAAGCTGTCTGAAAGGCGAAAAGTTCAACTTCGATGACCTGATCAGAACACCAATGCAGGACATCAGGGACTTTCTTGAAGACAACGACAGCGTGCCTGAAGTGTACGATGTGACACAGCCTTCTGTCAGAAACGTGATCGGACAGACAGGAATCAAAAGGGCAACAGTTATAAAAGACTACGCATTCACAATCACGACAAGGCAGGACAGAACACCAGCGCAAGTCATTGATTGCGGTGGTGGTCGATTCAGATATTTGACCGAACTGGAATGCTGGCGGCTACAAGGGTACACAGACGAAGACTTCGAGAGAGCGAAAGCAGTACATAAAAGGGCTGGGCGATACTACACAGCATTATACAAGCAGGCAGGAAACAGCATCGCAGTTCCAATATTTGAAAGCATCTTCAGAAAAATTATATTGAACGAAACAGCATAGGAGGAAACACAATGGCGAACATAGATGTCATGTACAGCAGCAAGACGGATCAGTGGGCGACACCTGACGACTTCTTCAAAGAACTTGATCAGGAATTTCATTTCAACCTTGATCCTTGCGCTGACGAACAGAATCACAAGTGTGAAAAGTATTTCACGAAGGAAGACAATGGTCTTTCAAAGGACTGGGGGGGGTATCGCGTGTTTTGCAATCCTCCGTATGGTAGAGCAATTACAGACTGGGTTGAAAAGGCATACAGAGAAGGAACGAAAGACAACACGATTGTTGTTATGCTGATACCAGCGAGAACAGACACAAGATATTTTCACGACTTCATTCAGCATCGATCAGAAATCAGATTCGTGAAGGGGCGTTTGAAGTTCGGGAACAGTAAACAAGCAGCCCCATTTCCTTCAATGGTTGTTATATTCAGGGGCGCAGGAATGTGAAAGAAAAGAACAATGAAATAGCACAGGAGAAAGCGAAATGATAGCAGGATTCAAAGAACACGGCTTCATGGTAGCTGCGGAACACATGCCCGACACATGCACAAAATGTCCATTCTGGCTGACTGATTTAGAAATGCAATATGACGGCATGTGCTTCCTGACAGGCGAAGTGATCCCAACACCTGAAAGAACATGCGACACAAAGGTCATGGGAAACTGCCCAATCGTGCCACTAGACAGGCTGAAAAAGAAGAACACAAGGAAGGAGAAGAACATGAGCCGACCGACAAAGACATGTTATGACTGCAAGAACGCTTGCTGGGATTCTGTACCATACGGAAGCACAACAGCAACAATGTTCGGAGGTTGTGACAAAGCAGAAGAAATGACAGAGGAAGAAGCGGAGAGATTCGGAGAAACAGAAGACTGTCCATTCTGGGAAAACAGATACAAGGAGGAAAACGCATGAATACACCAGACGCAAGAAGAATATTTGAAGCAATAGCAATGATCCTGTCGAACAGGAATGATGGTATCAGGGTGCAGCTGTCGGAGATTAAGACAAAGGCAGCGAAAGCATCTTGAAGGACAAAAAAGAAAGCCTTCGGACTAGCTTGGCGGCTTCCGAAGGCGATCCAGATTGTGACTTTTTAAGGTCTGCACATCTATAAAAAATTATACAGCAGACTTCCGAAAAAGTCAATAAATCAGGGACTTTCAAAAGGCTTCGCGTCCTTGTAATAGATAGTAACAAATCAAAGAAATATATAAATATCTATAACAGGAGCAAAGAAGGACATGAAGAGAAGGAAGAAGGCTGTGTATATAGATTATGACTATGAAGCAGCATACCAGAAGATGTTGACTGACTTGGAAGAAGACAACATGTGCAGGATGCTGAATGAAGGCAGAGTCAGATCAATATATGCCACTAAGGAGATAAAGGCAGCAGAGCAGATGGATGTTGAAATATATCCAGAGTTCAGAAGAGGACAGAGAGAGCAGATACCAGACGAAGCAAAGCTGAAGAAGCAAAGGCAGGCGCAAAGAAACCTGAATGAGAAGAACAGCAGGAAGGAATGTGAACGGACGATCAATGCGAACTTCACGGACAATGACATCTGGGGGACACTGACATATACAGACGACAACATGCCGGACAGCATGCAGGAAGCACAACACGACATGACGCTGTACATAGGACGATTGAACTATGAGCGAAGAAAGAAGGGGCTGGCGAAGCTGCGCTATGTGTATGTGACAGAGTGTTCAGACAAAGGACGCTGGCATCATCATTTTGTATGTGACGGCGACATGGGACTGGAAGCGGTTGAAAAAAAGTGGAAGAAGGGGCGCAGAAATCAGGTGCGCAGACTTCAGAAGGACGAAAACGGACTGTCAGGAATGGCGAACTACATCACAAAGCAGAAGCACCCTGACAAGAAGGGAAAAGAGCCAAAGCCAGTCGGGAAATATCAGAAAGCATGGAAAGCCAGCAAAGGACTAAAAAAGCCAGAAGTACATAAAAACCACTATAAGTTCAAGCAGAAGGACATTGACGAAGTTGTGACAGGACGATGCGATCTTGAAGACAAGCTGAAGAAATGGTATGCAGCAGACGGCTACAAGCTGACATCGTATGAAGTCAGATATAACAACATGAATGGCAGATTTTATATATACGCAAGGATGTATAAACAGCCACAGGAAGGAGAAAAGATTGACAAAGCAACAAGTAAGATTAAGCAGAAAACAGCGAAGAAGAAGGCAAAGAAGAAGACAGCTGCACGATGCAGTACATAACTTCATCAGGACAGCAAAGAACTTTCTTCAGCGCAAACCGAAGACGGCAGCAGCAATCCTGATCACATTTATCACGATATATGTGTCGGTAATGCTGGGATTTGCGATCGGCGACATGATCAGCGCAAAAGGAAAGACGGCAACAGAACAGGAAAGCGAAGCAGAAGAACAAACAGAAAGTGACTTGGATGCAGATGAAGAATATCCATTCAATACAATGTCACAGGATTGGAGTGGCGAAGACATGGAAGGATTCTGCTATCACGAAATATCAGACGAATGCAAGGCAGCAGGCGGCAAGTTTCCAGTAATGGCGCAGATATACACATACATTGTTTGTCAGAACTATGGTGTTGACTATGAAATGGTGTTCGCACTGATCGAACAGGAAAGCGAATGCAACTGGAACGCTTCAGGCGATGGCGGCACATCATGGGGATATATGCAGATAGCGCAGAAATGGCACAAAGAAAGAATGCAACGCCTGAACTGCACCGATCTGACAAATCCATATCAGAATGTGACAGTCGGCATTGATTACCTGAAGGAGATTCAGGACAGTTTGCAGGAAGTTCCAGAAGATGTGCGTCCATATTACGTTCTGGCGGTCTACAACTACGGAGCAACAGGGGCAAAGGAAAACTTGTGGAATCATGGTGTGTATAAATACAGCTATAACACAGCGATCATGGAAAGAGCAGCACAGCTGAAGGCAGAGAAAGAAAGACAGGACACGAAGGAGGAATAAAAGTGGACAACAAAAAAAGATTGTGCTTGGAAGATGCAGTCACGAACGCAGAAATCTACGCAGTGAAAGTGATTGAAGAAGAACTGAACCGAAAAGGAATCGCACCGAACAACATTGAAAGAAAAATCATCATCACACGCACAGCGGATGTGCTGGCAGCACACAGGGAAGAAGTCAGGGATATGTATAAAAAGTCGGGATTGCTTCTTCAGGACTGGATCATAAAGATGTCAGGCATAAAAGACCTGATCGCATTCAAGAAAATGAAGCAGCTGGGATTTACTGGCGATGTCATGCAGGACATGAAGAAGATGGAGGAAGCGCGATGAACATGAAGTATGCGATGCGTTCGGAAGATACCGAACAGATCAATGTCATCAGCTGGGCTTCTTGGCAGATGCAGAAATATCCTGAACTGAAATGGCTGCATCATATCCCGAACGGCGGCAGCAGGAACAGAGCCGAAGCAGTAAAGCTGAAGCAGATGGGCGTGAAGTCAGGCGTGTCGGACTTATGCCTTCCGTACCCAAAAGGAATATATTGCGGACTGTACATCGAAATGAAGTATGACAAGGGCAGACACCAGCCGTCACAGAAAGAGTTCTTGACCGATATGGCAGCAGCAGGACACTATGTCGCGACATGCTACACGGCAAGGGACGCGGTTGAAGTTCTTGAAAAATACTTGAATTTGAAGCGTTTACAGACACACATTCATGTGTCAGATTCAGACACCGCAGTCACGGAAACAGCAGAACGCATGAAAGAGCCGAACAACAGCGTATGGAAAGACGGCGAAGTGAAACCGCTGAAGGTGTAGGACATGAACGGATATGCGGCAGCAGTCAGACGGTTTTATGACATATACAGACCGATCGCAAGGAAGTACGGACTGCGAATGTCAAGCCACACTTCAATATACGATGATGGCTGGATAAAGATATATAAAGGCGAAGGAGCAGACAGACAACAGATCATCAAGATTGAAGAAGCGAATGACACAGACCTATACGACAGGGCAAGGGAAGCAGTGATCAGCTGGGAGAACAGCAAGAAGGAAAGAAATGCAAGACGATAAAAAAGCACATCAAATCACATTGCAGGAACTTGGGATCATACCGAAAGAGCCAGAGCAAAAAGAGGAAGTCAGAAAACAATATGCTTTTCCTTGCGCTGGTTGCGTATGTAGCCACTGCGCAAACAATGTGGAAACATCGGACAGATGCACAGGGGAGATGAAAGAACCTTGCTTCACATGCGACTGCTGCAAGTATTATGACGGAACAGGAACAGACAGGCGGCTTCGAGATTGTGACAAATACATTGTGACGGACGAACACGCGAGAAGGTTAAGAAGACACATAAAAATAATAAACAGGAGGAAAGCACATCAATGAAAATAATAGCAGTAATGAATCAAAAAGGCGGCATCGGAAAGACAATGACCGCAGCAGCTATCGCCTACATAATGGGCGAAGAAAAAGGAAAGAAAGTGCTGATCTGTGACGCGGATCAGCAGGGCAACATATCACTTCTTTACGACAGATTTGATCCTGAAGGACAGGGGATGTCAGAATTGCTTGAAAATCATCAGGCAGCAGGCGGCGCATATTCGACAACAGACCTGATCCAAACAACACCATATGGAAACATTGACATCATACCAGCGAACGGATATTTGATGCGAACAAACATGACACTGCTTCAGGAAGAAGGAGAAGATCAGATTCTTCGATTTGCAGCAGCAATGAATGAAGTCAGAACTATATATGATTATTGCATTGTTGATTGCGGTCTGATCATGGACATGACAGTCACAAATGTGATGATTGCAGCAGACCTTGTGATTGTGCCTGTCAAGATTGGCGGCTTCGAGATTGAAGCAGCTGCAAACATGGACAGTCAGCTGACATCGTTCAGAAGGATAAATCCTGACATTCGCATGAAAGTATTGATGACGATGCGCCAGAAGAACCAGACGACACTTCAGGTTGAAGAATGGCTGAAAACACAGTCAGGACACGATTGTTTTGCGACAGCGATCAGGCGATCAATAATCGCAGAGAAGTCAACAGTCGCACAAGTGCCACTTCCGAAGTTTTCAAAAAACTGCATCGTGACGCAGGACTATCGTGCAGCGACATATGAATTGATGAAAGAGGTGTGAACATGGGAGTGTATGAGATAATCACAGGAATCACAGAAAACGAAGAAAATCTGAAAGTCGAAATCAGACAGACGGAAGGAACACTGGAAAGAAATCTTGTGTACATTAAAAATACAAAAACAAACAGGGCGTATTCCTTCACGTTAGCGGACGACGATGAATATGGCGCAGACGCAATGACGCGAAATGCGGTTGCAAAGCTACATTCGGACATGTGCGGTTGTAATGAAAAGACGCTTGACAGAATCGAACATGCGCTGGGAATAAAACTTGAAACATGGCAGTCAGAATATATCCTGTCACAAGGCATCACATATCCACATGAAGGAAGAAGAACAGGGAAGACGCTTGCATATCAAATCAAGACACTTCTGACAGCACACAACGATATAACGATCTACGGCAACGAAGAGCAATACTACGTTGACGAAAAACACGGCAGAGTATACGAAAAAAAATATGTCACAGACCTTGCAAGGTTGTCAGAACACCTTCGCAAAGCTGGCATCGAAGTTCCGAGAGTAATATTGAAACTGAATGTAAAGAGAAGAAGGGAGGACGGAATGCGATGGAACTAAAAGGACAGGTCACAATCAGCATTGACGACTTTGAAAAGCTGAAGGCGGCAGCAGACGCGAAGGAATATGCAGAAAACCAGCTGGAAGCGTTCAGGGACAGGATGACACAATTCTATGAACTGGACGACACAGACTTCTGGAAGCGTATCAAAGAGATTGACAGCACACCGAACATGTCAGACAGGCAGATCGACAAAGCGATAAGCGAAGCCAGAAAGATGCTGAAGATTGTGATTGATACAGACAAGCTGAAGAAGCAGATCAGGGCATCAATAAACAAAAAGGCGTACAAGGAAGATGATTCACACATTGACCTGAAGAACACGACAGACAGCGAACTGGATGCAATAGAAATATGCTTCAGAGAAAAGGAGGATTGAAGATGGCGTGGAATGTAATGGAGCAGCTGAACAAAAACGCACAGAAGGCAGCAGTCGGCGATGAAACACCGAAGGCAAGATTCAGGACGAAGGACATCAACATCAAAAAGCTGTACAGCAACGACAAGAACTTCTATTCGGTCACAGACATTGAACCGCTTGCACAGAAGATTCTGCTTGTTGGGCTGATTGAAAATCTTGAAGTCGTTCACGATCCATGTGATCGCGGCGAATACAGAATAACAGCAGGCGAAAGAAGATGGCGTGCGCTGAAGCTGCTTGTCGAACAGGGCTATACAGATTTTGAAATGGTAACGTGTCAGATTCAGACACCAGCGTCAGCAGACGAAGAAATGTTGCGCCTGATCATCGCGAATGACTATCGAAATAAAACAGTCGCAGACATTCTGGAAGAAGAAAAACAGCTGAAGGGCATCTTGCAGCGTATGAAACAGGAAGGCAGAACGATCAAGGGATATAAACTTGACAGCGGTCGCCTTCGTGATGTTATTGCAAAGATGCTTCAAATGCCAGCAACAAAGATCGCACAGATCGAGAGCATCAACAAGCATCTGATCCCTGAATTTGCTGAAGAACTGAAAGAAGGTCGCCTGACTTTTTCTGCTGCCTATATGATCAGCGGAATGAATGAAGAAACACAAGCAGAAATGCTGGAACGCTATCAGGAAAACGGCTTGACCTACAAGGAAGTGAAAGAGATCAAGCAAGAACAGGAAGAAAAGGCAGCAGCAGAACAGATTGAAGGTCAAATGAACATTGACCAGTTCGCAGAGACAGAAGAGATCGAAGAACCTGAAGACGATGCAGAGGACGCAGGGGACGAAGGCGAATGGGAAGATGCACACCCTGAAAGCATCACATCGCTGTGTTATAGCTGCAAGAGATATTCAGACTGCAATGTGAAGACAGGAACATGTCAAAGCTGCGATCAGTACATCAACAAGGCAGAAGCCGAAAAGACTGAAGAAGAAAGATACAGCGAAGAACAGGACGCGATTGACAGAGAAACAGCAAAGAAACTTCGCGAGAAGGCAGACGAAGAAAAGATGCAGCAGCTTCCTTCGCAACAGGAAAAGAAAGTGCATGATGTGAAACTGGGGACAACATTCTTTGATGATGTCAAAACAGGGCGCAAGACATTTGAATTGCGAAAGAATGACCGCGGATATAAAGAAGGCGACACAATCGTGCTACATGAGTATAAGGACGGAACAACGACAGGCAGAACAATCACAAAGAAAATTGTGTACATGCTGGAAGACTTCACAGGACTTGAAGACGGCTATTGTATTTTAGGACTGGGAGAAGCAGCAGAAACGCTTCAGGAAGCGGCAGCAGTCGCAGCAGATTACATTGACAATCCAGTCATGGACTATGGAGCATAGGAGGAAAAGGACATGCAGGCAAAAGACGATATTAAGGAAATGGCACAGACATTCAGAGAAGCAGCAGACATTCTGGACGAGATTGCAGAACTTGACGACAAGGAAGGCATGACAAGAGAGGAAAGAAAAGAGAAAGAAGAAGAACTGTCAGCAAGATTCTTGCTGAAAATGATTAAGATTCAGCAGGCATAAACAGCAGAAAGGGGAATCGACATGAATGAAATAATATGCGATAAATGCGCGGCGACATTCACACCTGACATGATAGAGATTCAAAACAGAGTGATCACACAGGACGAAGAACACAACGACATCATCGAACAGTATTATGAATGCCCGATCTGTGGCACACATTACACAATCACAATCACTGACAGGGTGCAGCGAATAGAGATTCAGAAGCGCAGACAGCTTCAGACGGCAGTCAAGAACGCAATCAGGGCAAGAAGACCAGCAAGGGCGCAGACATACAAGAACAAAGAAAAAGAACTTGCAGACGACATTCAGGCGCGTGCAAAGATGCTAAAAGAACAGTATGCAGAATATACGGAGAAATAAAAACATGTATGAACATTTCACAAAGACACAGCAGCAGTTTGATGTCAGACGCGGCGATGTGTATTATATCAACAACAACAGAGGGCAGAGAGGAAACGAGATCAGGAAGGACAGACCAGCCGTCATTGTGTCGGCTGACTTCCTGAACAAACACAGCGGCGATGTGGTCGTTGTGTTCCTGACATCACAGCCGAAGAAGGACATGTCAACGCATGTGACGATCAGAACGACTGGAAGGGTATCTGAAGCACTGTGCGAACAGCCGACAACAGTCAGTGTTGAAAGATTGAATAACAGGATCGGAAGTGTGACAGACAGAGAAATGCAGCAGATCGACATTGCGCTTCAAATCGCATTGAAACTGGATGCAGGAGCAGACACGAAGGAATATGTCGAAAATCAATCGGGGGGGGCATCGCGTGAGCAGATGATCAGGCTTGAAGCAGAGCGCGACACATACAAGAAACTTTATGAAGACATGATATGCCGAAGATAACAGGAGGAAAGAAACATGCAAAGTATATGGATTGAAGAAGCAATCAGCAATCTGGGTGGAATTATTGTGATTATATTGCAAATAGGATTCATCGCGATTCTGGCAGCACTGGTCATTCTGATTGTATCAGAGATCATCAAGACAGCAGCCAAAGGCACAAAGAAAGAGAGGAAGACAAAAGATGAATAAAGTCATATTGATGGGGCGGCTGACAAGGGATGCGCAGACAAGATATGCAGAAGGCGCAGAACCGATGGCAATTTCACGATTTACACTGGCAGTTGACAGGAGAGTGCGAAGTGATCAGGAAGGACAGTCAGCTGACTTCATTTCCTGTGTAGCATTCGGAAAGACAGGACAGTTTTTCGAGAAGTACGGACAGAAAGGGACAAAGTTTGTGGTCGAAGGTCGCATCCAGACTGGAAGCTATACAAACAAAGATGGACACAAGGTCTACACAACAGATGTCGTCATTGAAACGGCTGAATTTGCGGAAAGCAAAGCGGCAGCAGGCGACAACCAGTCAAGACCACAGCCAGCACCAGACAGCGGCGATGGTTTTATGAACATACCAGACGGCGTTGACGATTTGCCTTTTACATAAAGGCGCAGGAAGGAGTGAAAGACATGAAGCTGAAGGAATATGCAACAAAGATAAAAAACAGGCTTGTGGGACAGCGTGCGAAGTCACAGGAGGAAGAAAAAGACGATCTGTCAGAGAAAATTGCAGAACGCACACAGGAATTGATCGCGGAAGACAGACAGGAAGCTGTCAGGGCAGCAGTCGTGGAAGAACCCGAACCAGAAGAAACGACAGAACAGCCGAAAGCAGAAAGAAACATCAGTGCAGATGTGATGAAACTGGCAGCAGTCACAAGAGGACTGAAGATTGATCCTGAATGGACAAAAGAAGAAACGATCAAAGCTGTATCGGAATACAGCGGACTTCCTGAAGAAGAAGTCGAAGTGCTGCTTGAATCGACAGCAAAGTGGGCGCAGGAAACAGGAAGAAAAATGGTAAAGAGTATCACGGAAGCGTTTGAAAAGCTGAAGCCAGCGTTTGAACAGGTAGGGAAAGCAATCACAGAAGCATTCAGGAAGACAAAATGGACAGGATTGCAGTTGCGAAAAGAACTGATCAGCAATAACAGACGCAAAATGAAAGGAATGCCGATGATCAGGGCGAAGGCGATTGAAAAAGCCAGAAGGAATGAAAGGCGAAAGCCTAAAAAGTAGAAAGAAGGTGTGCAATGTGCAAAATAGCGATGAAACGCAGCAGGACATGACGGAAGCAATCAGGATCGCGGTGCGGAAGGCGTTTGCTGAAGTCAAAATTGAAGAAAAGAGAGCAGAGAAGAAAAAAACACTGTATAACACACGAAGATTGATGGAATCATACATAGATTTGAAAAAATACATCAATAATGCAATTACGGAGGAAGAAGAAGTCACAGAAGCGGCATACAGCGTCCTGAAGGGCGAAAATGCGAAGCTGAAATCTGTCAAGGAAGCGAAAATGGTCACAGCGATGATGATTATTAACATTGACAGGGCATTGACCGAACTGGAAACCGAAAGCAGGAAAGAAGGCACATTGTACAAGTATGAAGCGTTCAGAATGCACTATATTGACGGACTGACCTTCGAAGAAATTGCGGATCAGCTTGATTGCGGAAAAAACAGCCCTTCAAACTGGTGCAAGGCGATTTTGAAGAAAATGTCTGTCAAATTATTCGGAATTAACGGAATTTGAAAAAAGGCGATCTGAAAAAGGCTTTTTTCGAGGGAAACGACAACGAAAGCATGGGAAAAGCGTGGGAAAAGTGAGGGTTTTTATAGGGGACATCCTAAAGTAAAATAGTATCGTGAAATGTTGTACAGAAAGACCGAAACAGCACAGAAGTGTTGAATCGGTCTTTTTTATTGCATTTCTGCCCTCTTATTTGCGGAATGTGGGTGCTTATATAAGGGCATCCACAGGAAGCATAAAAACAAGGCTTTATATAGGGGCATACCTGACAGGGGCGCATATATAGGGCGTATATAAGGGGCATATATAAGCGGCTGCATATAGAGCCTATACAGACGGCTATATGAAGCATATGCAGCAGTAGGAAGGTGGTGCAAGGGTTTGTTATTTCACAAGTGCAGATGTGGGGCTTTAATACCGCAGAATATAGCTGAATGTGAAGCCTGTGCAGCGAAGGCAGCAGGGCAGCAGTCAAGACACATGGAATACAACAAACACCGAAGAAACAAGAAGACAGCAGCCTTCTATGTATCAAGTGAGTGGAGGAAGACAAGAGCCGAAACAATCAGGCGGTTTGATGGCGTTGATATATATGCCTTCTATGTGCTGCATGTAATACAGACAGCTGACATGGTGCATCATATCGCACCTATTGAAGACGACTGGAACAGACGACTTGATGCAACCAATCTGATCCCATTGAGCAATCACAGCCATGGAATCATTGAAGCCTTGTACAGCAAGGATGAACAGACAAAAAAAGCGACACAAAAGATGTTGTATGACCTGATAGAACGCCACTGGAAGGCGACAGGGGGAGTATGAAAAAGTATCGGGTTAAGTTTATTTAGTCGCGCTTCCCCTTTTCCGTGGAGAAAACTCCCCACGAGAAATTCCAGAACAGGGCATCTGAAAGGGTGCGTGTCAGATTCTGACACACCGCAAGGAAACCAGCAAAGAAGGGAGGTCGCAGAAGAATGGCAGGACAACGACAGCCGATCGCGCTGGTGCAAGCAAAAGGCAAAAAGCACTTGACAAAGGCAGAAATTGAAGAACGTCAGCGAACAGAAGTGAAAGCGGCAGCAGATAAAGTGACAGCACCGCAATATTTGTCGCAGACGCAGAAAAAAACCTTCAAGAAAATCGTGAAGGAACTTCGTGCGATTGACCTCATATCAAATCTTGATGTTGATGCACTTGCAAGACTGGTCATCGCACAAGAAAAATACATCGCAGTCACGCAAGAACTGAACAAACAGCCGCTAATGGTGGAAATTGAGATCGCAACAAAGCAGCTGGACGAATACGGACAGCCAGTGAAGATCAAAAAAGAAGTCGTGAACGGAGAAGTGGAAAGACTTGCGCTACTTCAGGACAGATATTTCAAGCAATGTCGTCAGGGGGCTGCGGACTTCGGTCTGACAGTATCAAGCCGCTGTCGCCTTGTTGTGCCGAAGGCAGACAAGGAAACACCGAAAGAAAATAAGTTTGCAAAATTCGCATAAGGCGAACGCATGGCAACAGACAGAACTACACAATACGCACTGGATGTCCTTGCGGACAAGATTGTTGCTGGCGATCTGGTCAAAGCAGCATGTCAAAGACATATAGACGACATGAAAGCGGCTGAAGCTGCGCCATATCGCTATTACTTTGATGTTGAAGAAGCAGAAAGGATCATTGACTTCGCTGAAACACTGACTATTGCGGAAGGCGAAGAAGAACAGCCAGTGACGGCATATCCATTCCAGTGCTTCATTCTGGGAAGCCTGAACGGATGGAGAACTAAAGACGGACATCACAGACGATTCAGAACCAGTTACATACAGCTGGGACGACAGAACGGCAAGTCATTCCTGAATGGTATTCTGGCGGCTTATTACGGCAATTTTGACAAGTACAAATATGGTCAGGTTTACTGTACAGCCACAAAGAAAGATCAGGCAATGATTGTCTTCAACGAAATTGTGAAGTTCATAAATTCTGACAGCGATTTGTCAGAGTGCTTCAAGATTCACGAACACAATTCAACGATTGACTGCAAGAACACACACAGCAAGATCAAGGCACTGTCAGGCGACACGAAGTCAATTGACGGTTTCAGACCATATCTGGGGATCGTGGATGAATACCATGCACACAAAGATGATCAGATGTACAAGCTACTTGAAGGCGGCATCAAGAAAATGAAGTCGGCACTGATCAGCGTGATCACGACAGCAGGATTTGACCTGAAATCGCCGTGTTTTGCGTTGTATGAATACTGTGTGAAAGTCCTGAAGGGTGTTGCAAGTAATGATTCACAGTTCATTTACATCGCGCAAATGAATGAATCTGATGATATGTGGACACCTGAAAACTGGATCAAGGCGAACCCAATTCTGGAATATGACAGGGACGCATTGCAGAACATGATCCCGATTGCTGCAACGGCGAAGGAAATGGGAGGATCAACACTGCGCGACTTCATCGTCAAGCAGCTCAATATGTGGATTCAGTGGACAAATGATGTCTATATCAAGGACATGGATGTCTGGACAAGGGCAGCAGTCAAGAAGACACTGGCTGACTTCAGAGGTCAGAAGGCTTATGTCGGACTTGACCTGTCATCAGGCGGCGACTTGACATCAATCGCAATCGTGATCCCATTCATGCAAGGCGAAGACAAATGCTACTTCGTACACGCACACAGCTTCATTCCGAAGCGAAGGGTTGAAGAACACATCAAGACTGACCGCGTACCTTATGACCTATGGATCAGACAAGGACTGGTCGAAGTGACTGAAACAATGGGCGGTGTGAAAACTGACTACAAGTACATTATTGCGTACCTGAAGAAGATCGTGAAGCTGTATGAATTGGATGTGCAGTGGATTTGTTACGATCCGCACAATGCTTCCGCATTCCTGACAGATTTGGAAGCACTTGGATTTGACAGCATTGCTGTCAAACAGTCGGCGCGAGAGTTAAACGATCCGACAGTGGACTTCCGACTGGAACTGGAAGCAGGACATGTCGAACATGACGGAAACGAAGCAATGAAGTGGTCTATTGCAAACGCAAAGACGACATCGAACAGCTTCGGAGAAATCAAGATTGACAAGGAATACACGACAGAACGAATTGACATCGTGGATGCAATTATTGACGCATGGATGATGGCAATGAAGGGCGAAATCAAGCCAGATGTCAACAGATACCTTGATATTTGGTTTGCAGGCACAGAGAAATTGCGACAGAAGGGAGGTGCGCAAGGTTGAACATGTGGAAAACACTGAACAAAGGAATTATGAAAGCATTCGGAATGAATATTGAAACAGATACAGCAACGCTGAATGATGAATCCTTTCTGGAATGGGTTGGAATTAAGCGCGACAGTGAAAGCAAGAAGCCGACATCAGACGTGACATACTTCACTTGCTTGAAAATGATGTCAGAAACAGTCGCAAAAATGCCGTGGAAACTTTACCAGAAGACAAACAAGGGCATCAGTGAGCCGATAGACAACGACATTGCAAGGCTTATGAAGCAACGTCCGAACCCTTTTATGACACCGACAACCTTCTGGAACGCCGTGGAAATGAACAGAAATCATTATGGGAACGCTTATGTCTATGTACGCAGGAAGTTCAAGCGCAAGAAATACGGCGGCGAATACAAAGCACTGGACATGTGGATCATGCCGTCAGACAGGGTGCAGATCATTATTGACGACAAAGGCATTTTCGCAGGCAAGGGAAAAATCTGGTATATGTACAGCGATGAATATTCAGGCGAACAGTACATATTCAGGACAGAAGATGTCTTGCACTTCAAGACTTCGCATTGCCTGAACGGAATAGTCGGACTTCCAGTGCAATACATCCTGAAGCAGACAGTCGAAGGCGTGATTGAATCACAACGCTTCCTGAACAACCTATATAAAAATGGATTGACAGCAAAAGCGGTGCTGGAATACACAGGCGAACTGAATGAAGATGCAGCCACAAAGCTACGACAGACTTTCGAACGCTTCGGAGCAGGAAGCCAGAACACAGGCAAGATTCTTCCTGTGCCGCTGGGGATGAAGCTGACACCGCTGGACATTAAGCTGACAGATTCACAGTTTGTTGAGTTGAAAAAGTATTCAGCACTTCAGATCGCAGCAGCGTTCGGAATTAAACCGAACCAGATCAACGATTATGAAAAATCATCATACAGCAATTCAGAAATGCAGCAGCTGTCATTCTATGTGGACACGATGCTTTTTGTGCTGAAGCAGTACGAAGAAGAAGTGAACTACAAGCTATTATCGGATGACGAAGTGGAAGAAGGGTTGTACTTCAAAATGAATGAAAAAGTGCTGCTTCGTACCGACAGCAAAACACAAATGGAAATCCTGAAAGAAGGAATCAACAACGGCATCGAAACAGTAAACGAAGCAAGAAGAAAACTTGATTTGATGGATATGGAAGGCGGCGACACATTGATTGTCAATGGAACGTATGTGCCACTGACGAAAGTCGGGGCGGCGTATGACAAAGCTGAAGAACAGGACACTGAAGAAGACAGCGATCCTGACAATCCTATAAATGAGCCAAACACAGAAGGCGGCGAAAATACGGATCAGGATGAACAGGAGCAGGAAACAGCCGAAACGAATGAACCTGACACCGATCAGGAAGGAGGGGAAGAAGATGGCGAAGAAAATGAACTTCACAAGAAGAAATCGAGCGAAAAGAACGATTGAAAATGTCGGCTTCATGCAGATAAAAGACGCGGCAGCAGGCGGCGTTGAACTGTACATCTACGGCGACATTGTATCTTCAGAGTGGGACAAGTGGACACCAGAAGACACCTGTCCACAGGACATCACAGACTTTCTGAACGGCATTGACAACAATGCAGAACTGACAGTGTACATAAACAGCTGCGGCGGCGATGTGTTCGCAGGAATCGGCATATACAACATACTGAAACGCCACAAAGGACACATCACAGGCATTGTGGACGGAATTGCAGCGTCAATCGCGTCCGTGATCCTTATGGCGTGCGATGACATCGTTGTGTCGACAGGCGCACAGATTATGATTCACAAGCCGCTGACTATGGCGTGGGGCAATGCAGACGACTTCACGGCAGTTATAAACCAGCTTGACAGCTGTCAGCAGATGATCACAGACATCTACATGACAAAAGCAAAGGAAGGCGTGACAGCAGATCAGTTTGAAGAGCTAATCAACGCAGAAACATGGATGTCAGAAAGCGAAGCATCGGAGTGTCGCGCTTCAGATTATTTCAACATAAAAGTTGATGAATCGGCGGCAGCAGTCGCAGCGTGCGTCAGCTACATGATGGACAGATTCAAACATGCGCCAGCGGACATGAAGACCGAAACAGCTGAAGACATCGAAGCAAGACAGCAACAGGCAGACGAAACAGAAGAAATTCTGGGCGATCTGTACATGCTGTCTCTTATACACATCTCCGAGCCCACGAGACCCTAAGACATCT